GGAGGCGGTGAGGGTGCCGGTTGCTCCGGTCGCTTCCACACCGGCAAGTGCAACCTCTCCTTGAAGGTTAACAACACCTGTTTGACCAGATGCTCCCACACCGGAAAGGGCAACCTCGACCGAATCGGTTTCATCTCCAACGACTCCAACGGCGCTGACACCCGTAAGGCCCGTCTCAAGGCTTGCTCCGACGCTTCCCGTCGCACCCGTTGCAGCGTTGCCCGAGAGCGTGACGCTTTGCTGGGTGCCGAGGCTACCGACGCCGCCTGTTCCGGTGACGCTGGTGACCGGGAGGCTGTCCCATTGCGCGTCATCCCATGTACCTGTGTTCCACGGCCCTTTTGCCACGACTCATCACGCAATCCGCAGAAGCGCGGTTGACGCATCGTTGGTCGGCATGGTCAGGATGAAGTTACCCGCCGTTACCGTCTGCGACCCGAAGGTGTAGACCGCGACTGCTTTATCAGCCTGCGTGCTGTTGTATATCAACACAGCGTCAAACGCCGTGGTCAGGGTCACCCCGGTATAGGTCAGCGAGGCAGAGGGTGTCCAATACGCCGTGGTTCCCGTTGAGGTGGGCGCTGTGGCGTTGGAGACGGTGATGCCGCCTGCGCTATACCCCGCGCCCGACACCTCTCCAGAGGCGTTATAGGCGGTCGTGGCAGCGTTAACGGTAGCCGTGGCCTCGTAGAGCGCAGCCTTGAAGGTGTCCTTCGCGGTCGAGCCACGGGTAGGCGGTGTGCCGATGGCGTGTACGCCGCCGAGGATTTCAACCTTGAACGAGGTACACATTGCCTGCGTGTTAGGCATCAGAATTTCTCCAGTTCGCCAAAGAGGGCCGGGGCTTCCTTCAGGTGGACATGGACAGACCGATGCACCAACTCGCCCTCATGCCAATATTCCACCCAACGGGTGTGTTCGTGGTCGTTATCGACCTCGCCCTCGCGCTTATCCAGCAGGGCTTCGTCCATCATCCCCTTGGTCGTCGTAATCATTGCAGTCGCGGCTCCAGTTCAAGGGCTTGCTGCACCGCCTCCACGCCCACCGCACGCCCATCAGGGCCGCGCACGATGCGCTTGGGGGCAGTCAGCGTGGCAAGGGCAGTACGCACGCCCTTCATGTTCTCGTCGTTGGACGATGCCATCTGACCGTAGAGCGCCACGAGGTTCTGCATCGCCTGCCTCACCTCGCCGCCCATGTCTTGCATGACGCGCTCGGTGACGGCTTGCTGCTGCTCCAGAGCGGGGATGTCGAGGCCGGGGTTAGCCGAGATACGGGCGACCATGACCTTTGTGGCAGCGTCCAAGTCGGCTTTGTACTTCGCCATCTGCTGCTCTGCGGCGATTTTCTGCTGTGCAAGTTGCGCCTCGAACTGCTGCTTCATCTGCTCCAGTTGCTGGTCATTCTGCGCCTTGAGCGCCTCAACTTGCGCCGATTGCTGCAACTTGGCTTGCTCAATCTGCATGAGCATCTGCGACTTGGCCTGTTCAGCCTGTGCTTCCATCTGCGCCTGTTGCGCGGCGGGGTTCTCACGGGGCTGCGCTGCCATCTGCTTCAACTGCTCCGTTGCAGCGTCAATCGTACCCTCAAGCGGACGCGCCGCCTTAAACGCCTGCACGCCATACTTGAGCAAGTCCATCATCACCGGGACAAGTTCCGGCGAGGCTTGGCCGACCGGCAGCGCCTGCTGCAAGAAACCGCCGAAGGCTTGCAGGAACTGGAGCCTGTCCTGCTTCTCTTGCACCTCATCAATCTGCACAAGGCTGTCAGCGGCGATGTCGATGCGGAAATTACGCAGCGGCTTGTCGCGGATGAGTTGCAACGCCTGCGGGATAAGCGCCTTGTCAGCGTCCGACATCTGCTCTGCGGCAGAGTAGGCGAGGATGGTCTGCGGCTGGTACCGCATACACATCACCTGCGCCTTGAGCCTGATGACCTCGGTTGCAAAGAGCGCCACATCTTCCTGCATCGACCGCAGGCGCAGGCCAGCGTACTGACCCTTGATTTGCTGCGCCGTCGCCGTCTCCGAGGCCGCAGATTGACCACGAATGATGTCGCTGATGCCCGTGATTTCGTATATCTGACCCTTGATGTCAGCGCGTGCCTGATAGCATTGGATGAGCGCCTGCGCGATGGTGTCGAGCGGCAGCAGGTCAACGCTGCCCTTCAAGCCGCCCTTCTCGCTAAACGCCGCCCACTTGTCTACCGGGATGAGGGCATTGTTGTCGCCCTCGGTCATCAGACGCTGCAACGCCGGTTGGCTGGCATCGTACACGCCGCGCACACGCAGCGCCTTGACCAAACCATCAATGCGGTCGGAGAGGATGTCCAACTCCATCGCTTGGTCTTGGTACAGCACGAAGTCGGGGACAGGCACAAGGTTGTCCGAGGTCGTCGTGGCGTAGAGCGGCTTCGGGCAGGGGAAAAACCCCTCGAAGTTGAGCGGGTCGTCACGCACATCAATGAAGTGCGACATACCCTTTGACAACCAGTAGACCTTCAGCGTCTCCTTGTCCCAGAGTTCGCAGATTTTGGCGAGGTTGTACTGACGCTTGCTGTCGCGGTAGGCGTTGAGCGTCTCCGGGCCTTGGTCGGTCGGTATCTGACGCGCCATTTCCTCGCCGAAACGCTCTACAAGCGCCTCACGGGTCATGTAGACCCAGCGCCATACCTGCCCCACTTCTTCCCAAGTGCGGCCCTGTGAGTGTCCAAAATCCTTCCAATGGACATAATCGACCGGGGCGCGTTCGTACTCAATCTCTTCAAGCGGCGGCGGTGCGCCCTCGCCCTGTTCGATGGCAGAGGTGATGGATACGCCATCGTCCTCTACACCAATGGGGGCAACATGAGGCTCGTACCGCACCCATGCCGTGCCTCGACCGCCGAGGAACCTGTCCTCGACATCGTATTTCATGGTCGAGCGGAAGTCGGGGTAGTGCTCAATCTCAAAGTCGATAGCGCGTTCGACCAGCCGTGCAGCGACACGCCCAACGGGGTCGTTATCGCCGAAGCGTCTGCTTACATCAGCCTTCGGCAGTTTGGCGTAGACGGCAGGGATGAGCGTCTGGACATTGCTCCAAAGGATGTTGAACCGTGCGGTTTCGTTGCCGCCCGAGCCTCTGGTGTCGTCGCGGTAACGCTTGACGAGTTTCTTTACCCGCGCCTGCCACTTGGCAAACTCGTTCTCGTAGGTGCCGATGACCCGCAGGTACTTCTCAAGTTCTCGGCTAACGGTCTCGTCCATCTGTCAGTCCTTCTTGTTTCGCGCAGAGATGGCTCTGGCCTTTGCCTTCGCATCTTCCTTGCTCGACGCACCCCAAGCACGCAGCGCAAGCGCAAGGCGTGTCGGCTTGCCGTTCTTCTCCATCGGCCCAGCCATGTTGCCCATGCGTGCGAGGAACGATGCGCGGCGAGGATTGTCGCCGCCCTTCACCGGGGGCTTGAGGGTGCCACCCGTCTCGGCTTTGTAGGAAGCGCGGCCCTTGGCGTTCAAACCGCCCTTCGGGTTCTTGCCTTCACTACGCTGCCACGCTGCGCTCATCAGTAACCCTTTTTCTCTGGTTTAGCCGTCTTCGCAGACTCGCGGAACGCCTTTGCGGTCGGCGCACCAGCCTCTCCGGGCTTACGCATCCTTTCGCCGGAGCCAGCCTTGATGCGCTCCTGCTTCGCTAGGATGTTGGCGTAGAGTCCGGGCTTACGGTTCATTTGCTAAACAGTCCAACCGCCAGCACAGCAGCGCCTGCACCCGTCGTGACCTTCCACGGGCCGGTAGCCGCGTTGAGGCCAAGTTCCACGACATACACGCCAACAGCCGTACTCGCTGGGATGGAAAGGATGGTCGTGCTGCCGTCGATGATGCTGACGGTTGAAGTCAGCGCCGTTGATACCGTCACCACGATGCGATGCAGGTAATCGTTTGCTGCGCCATTAGTGCCAAGCACCTGCTCGGTCTGCGAAACGGCGACCGTCTCGTAGGGGTATTGATACGGAAGATTTACGCCACTCATATTCGCGCCCTCCTTGAGACGCTACGCTCGTGAACCTGCCACATATCGTTTAGCGTGACCTCATTCTGTGGCCCAACAATCAAGGTCTTGCTCTCTAACGGCCTCTGCGCGGACGGTTCAGCCCTCCACGCAACGGCTAACATACGGAAAGCGTCGGCAGGGTGTGATGTCCAATCGTGTCGGGGTGATGCCCTGAACGCTTTCTTGTCCTCATCATACTCTCGTTGATACTGGCGTAAAGCCTCTATTCCGTCGCCACATTTTACGGAATTGAACCAAGTTCGGGGCAACATCTGGCGAATTGCTTGGATTCCATCCTGCAAGCCGATGTTTGGCACCACAGACAAATGGTTGATGCCGAGGTGGTCAGCCAACTGTTCTACGATGCTGCGCCCCGTCTGTAGGCTCTTGGCGCGTGCGTCATGCGGCAGGTAATGCTTGCCGTAGGTGTAACCTTTGTTAACGACTACCTCCGCAATGGCGCGGATGTCTGCACCCGAGACTGCGTAGAAGTCGATAACGCGCACCTCGCCGCCCACGACCTGATACCACCATATTGCGGTGTCATCGCGGTAGCCCAAGTCCCATGCTGTGTGTACCGGATACCCCTCCGTAAAGACTACACGCTCGTTAATACGCGGCTCTGCCTGTCGCATCTCTGTGCCAAAAAACGCACCGATAATGGCTGCTTCGAAACTGCACTCGAACTCTTGGAGGTATTGGTCTTCTGACAGTTGGGCTTTCGCTGCGTTAAGTTCGCTTTGGGGCAGCAGCCCTGACTCGCTGGCAGGTAGGCGCAACAGGAACCATTCGTCGGGCAGGCGTTGGGCTGTCTGGTAGATGTCGTAGAACTGATTGCGTCCCTTCGGAGTGCCTGCAAAAACGCACCATCCGCCCTTGTCAGCGAGGGCGGCTCTCAACACGCTTCCAAACACGCTCGGCTTGAAGTCACCGTATTCATCGAGGTACAGGCCGCTGAACCCAAGGCCGCGCATTGCGTCTGCGTTGTCGGCTCCAAACAGTCCTATCTTTGCGCCGTTAACCAGCGTCAGGGTCATTTGCGCTTCGTTTGCATCTTTGATGAGCGGCTGGGCGTAGTGCTTGAAGTAGTCCCACGCAATGCGGCGTGCTTGGTTCTGGTATGGGGCGACATACCCGAAAAGGCCATTCGGCCCCCGGTACATAAAGGCTGCGCGGATGATGTCGTTAACCGCTGCGACAGTCTTGCCAGCACGCCGATGCGCGACGAGGCAGGCCCACCGCTTTGTGCGGTCATGGAACGGCATGAAGGCCCGTCTAGGGCGATACGGGAGTTCTACCCGCTGCTTCACTCGGGCTTGCCCCAAGTCGCTTCAATCTCAATCTTGCTGCCGTCTGGGCCGCTGTGTTCGTGCCGTGCGAGTTTAGGCACATGGTATTCGAGTAGGTCGCTGAAGCACTTAAACGCCGCCTCTGCGCCCTTCTCTTGGTGTATCTCGTCGAGCCAGCCTTGCAAACGGTCTGCGTTGCCATCTACGAAACGAGAGATAGCCTCCCTCGCTGCTTGGGTTGACTTGTTTGGACTTCCTTTGGGTCTTCCTGCTGGCATACCGGGGTTAATATATCTTGATTGTTTATCTAATGAAACTATCTTTGCCGCTGTTGTCTTGGGTTAACTTACTTGCGCTCCAGTATGCGTACCTTCTTTTCC